TGATGTTATCAAGTCCGATGTCGTAACGCTGCCAAGTTCCCCTGCAATATGGGTGTTTTACGGAAATAGGACATTCCCACTCAAAGCCGTCTTTACCTTCCCATATCACATAATCAGCGTTCTTGTCTTTTGATTTTTCATCATTCAGCGGTTTATCACTCCATACGGCAATTTTACCGTTGATTGCTTTACACTTCGGGCAAGTGTTACTGTCAATTACTTCAATGCGCTTAAAATAGGTCTTTTTGCCTTCTTCGGTGTTATAAACTTCTTCCTGCACAAAAGAATTATTAAAGGCGTTCTGAATCTCTGTGTCAGCAACTCTCTGAAAGTCGCGGTTATCACCTACCATTTTGTCAAACAATGCTTGTGAGACTTGCCCCTTGCTTCTTTTGTCTTTTACGCCGTCAATAAGAATCTGTTTGATATTGCCGCGCATTTTGTCTGTTATATTTGTGATTTCCTGCGCTGCCGATTGTGTCATTACTTCAATTCGCGCCTGTTCCTGCCGGGTGAGACTTTCGCCGAAAACATTTTGCATATTCCTAACGTTTTCGCTTATCCAGTCGAAAGATTTACCGTGATATTGCAAACCTTCCAACCGTAATTTTTTTACGGCTTCAAGAGTATTGTATTTCAACATACGGTCGAGGATTTTTGAAAGTGATTTTGATTCAAGTATGATTTTCTTTTCGACATCTTTAATATTGCGGTTCAAAAACTTTTCAAGATTGCCTACAAACTTATTCCAGTCTGATTGTTTAATCGGTTCGCCTGTAGAAGGGTTATAAAGAATCCTGCCTTTATGAGTGAGTATGTCAGATTTTGACATTACGGTTTTCTTTGGTAAATCTAAATAGTCTGTTACATAATCATAAGTATTGCGTACAAGTTCAGAAAAGAACATACACCACTTATCCGTTAAATCTTCCTGCGCCTTGTAAAAAAAGATTTCACCTTTTGCAGCTTTCAACGGTACGGATAAACTCATAGCCATAGTGCGCAACGCTTTTTCTATACGCTCGCTTGAATAGTCTTTGAGTTTAATATTGATTGTGCCTAAACGCGGCGTATCATCAGCCGGAATATATTCAGGAGTTTCGCCGTTCAAACTTTTAACAAGCTGCTCAAACTTTGCCTTGCGGTTTCCCTCTGTAATGTCGGTTATTTCAATCTCAATACTTTTCATTAAAGATTCTCCATAAGGTTATTTTTGATTTTCGCAACCTCTACCGCGATAGATTTTCTTACATCGTCCGATTCTTTATTGAATCGCTGCGATAATGGAATTATATTTCCGTCGTCGTCGTAAGTAATCGGCGCAAGTGTTTTTCTTGCAGCGTCATAGTCTTCGCCGGTATATCCCAGTTTTGACAAGTCCATTTTGCCGCCTTCCCATTCCTGCGGTTTCATTCCGTTATCAGCAAGAATCTTGTTACACTCGTCTTCTGTAAGCGCGCGTTTGATTCTGATTGAATGAGAAATAAACCAATCACCTTTGCCGCCGGTCTGCTGCTTTACAGTCGGGTTTGTTGTGTACTGGTAGAATCCATGTTCCGGCATATACTGTAAATCTGCTTTTTTTGGGTTTAAGCTACCGTCTTCTTTTCTTGCCTTCGGTTGATTCTGCGCTTCTTCGGTGTAGTCTTTATCAGCGTCAATTTCAATTTCAAAAACTACCTGATTCCACCTATGAATATTGCCATAGTTTGAGCCTTTTACCTTCTTTCCGCCCTGTGGAAAAAACGGCAAGTCTCCGGCGTGCCAACCGGGTCTATATGCAAGTGCGGTTACTGATTTTGCCTTTTCTGTAATAAATCCGCGTTTAATAAGTTCCTTGCGTGTCTCTTCATCAAAAGAGTGCATATCGCCGGTTTTTCCTGCGTCCTTATTCGTCGGGTTTTTCATTGAAGGTACATACATATTGCCGTTTGTCGGGTCTGTAAAGTGAAAAGCGTCTTTAGCGTCTACCCATACATTCATGGGAATATTTTCACTGTTGCCGATAAAAAGCGCGCTAGGCTTTCCGTGAGAATCTACATAAAAAGTTTTATATACCGTCCGTGTCTTTTTCGGCGGTCTTGTAATGCGTAAAGAATAGCCCTCTGCCTGTTCCGGGATTGCGTTCTTGAATCCGTTCTTTTCAGCTTTTTCAATTACCATTTTGCGCAACTTTTCAATATCGCCGCTTTTTACTGCCTTCATGTATTCAGCGTCAAGGCGTTTTTCTTCGTCCGATAATCTGTCATGCTTTGCAGCGGCTTTATTTTTATTCGGGTTTATATACACGGTCTTTGTGTATATTTTCCCGGTCTTTGCGTTTCGCGCTTGAATCTGTTTAGGTATTAAATGTCCGCGATTGATTGATTTTACAAGTTCAGAAAATACAGTCATTTTTCATACCTCACTTAAAATGAAAACTTAAAAGACTTTTCAACGCCTTCGCTTTTTGTTTCTTCTCCGGCGTTATCCTCATTTTCTGCATTGTTTACTTTGTCGTTTCCGGCAATATCATTCCATGCGTCATTATCTACATTTTCGTTTTCATCGGCGTTTTCTTCTCCAAAGTCTTCGCCGTTATCTTCGCCGCCAAAGTCCGCGCCTTCTCCGCCTTCGTCTTCTGCTGCGTCCGGGTCTTCCATTCCGCCGCCGTCCATTTGTGCATATTGATACATCTGTACAAACTGCGGATTTGCCGGACATTTATCCGCCCAGTCAGCTTCAATCGGTTTAAGTCCTTTTTCTTTGCGTACTTCGTTTAATGTCTTGAATGATTCAAGTTCGGTTTTTGTAAGGTCAAGAATCTGTTTAGGGTCGTCGCGTTCATATCCTACAAACTCAATTTCATATCCCGGATATGCTTTTTCAAGAATCTGATTGATATACTGCTGCAAGAAAGCCAACATATCACCCAGTACAAGCGATTTTGACGCTTCGATTTCAGGTGTAGTATTATGCTCAAACATCGGTTGAGATTTTGAAGAGTGAAGTCCTAACTCTTCCATGCTGCAACCAAAAAGCGAAACAATAGCACTTGTCAGGAAGTCCAACCAACCTTGAAATTCCATCTCTTTATTTGTGCCGCCTAAACTTACCCACTTGATAGAGTTATTTTCGCCGCTTGTTCCGTTACCTGCCGGAATAATCGGTACGCGCCATTGATTTGCGGTAGTTCCGCTCATAATGTCGCATAAGTAGTCTTCCATTTGCTCTACGGTCTCTTGATTTGCGTTTCCGTCCAACAAAAGCATACCGCGCGGCAATTTATTTTCTGTAAAGAATCCGGCGTTATATGTAAATGCGTTGATTGTACTTGTTATCAGGTCTATTGCCTGTTCAACTGGTGAATAGCCATAGAATGAATAGCGTACATCACTACGCGGATTCTGATAGTCAAAAATCAATGAATCGTCGGGATAAAAAGCCTGTGGAATTGAATCAATAACCTGTACATACTTAATGTGAAAAGGGTTATCCTGATTTGGTAAAACACGCTCGATTGTCGCGCCGTCCACCGCCCAAAATGCGTAAACTTTACCCGATACGGTACGCCCGATTTCTGTTGCTACTTGGTCGATTTCAAGCACGTCTCTTAAAATCTTAATACAGAATCTTGTAAAGTTATCGCGGTCAGCTGATTTTTCAATTCCAGTATTAAGCAAAAACTGCTCTATTTCAGTTCTTGCCTCTGATTTCTGCCCGGCTGCCTTAATTACATCTTCACCGATTTTCTTAACAACAAAACCGCGTAAGTTGCGGTTTGTGGAAGGTTTGAGAAACGGTTTAATTTTTTTCTGTACATTGATGATACATAAATTGATTATCCACGCTTTTTTAGAAACGCGGCGCAAAGTTTGGCAATCGACTTCACGGTTATAATGTCCGTCCGCCGTCCGCAAGTTTCCGTATTCGTTTTCAATGTTGCAGTATGGGTCAAAAAATGATGATTGTGAGCCGCCCTGCTTTGCTCTTGCATAGTCAGTCGGTACATACGCCCTTGCATACTTTTTAGCGCGATTGATTTCCCTCTTAATGTCGATAGGTTCAACTTCAATACTCTTCTGAATCGGGATAAGCTGCTTATTGTTATCTGTTGCCATTGCGAACGCTCCTTAAAACTGATGATAAGGATTTACCGCGCGTTCGGGTCAGCGATGTTTGCGGAATATTTGAGGGTTCTATATTGCCGTTATTCAATGTTACCACTGAATCGTTCTTTTTTCTAGCATATTCGGCGTAAAAGTTCGGTTCAATCTTTTTGCCGTCCGTTGCGTAACTTGCCAACGCCCACGCCCAAAAACTGTCGGCGTGTCCTTTTTCGTTTCGTTCAGCGTCATATCTAAAACTACCGCCACTTGACGGCGTTCTTTTAATGCTATGAATCTGCGCATGAAAATCGCGGTCGTTATCAAGTTCATATTCCCGGCGTTCAAGTCCAGTTCTTACGCCCATAGCAAGTATTTCTTTTGACTGTAAATCAAAGTGATACAGTTCCGCGCGTTCTCCATATCTTTTATGCGCATTTTCAGCAAGATTACGTCCTATACCGCCGTCGTCAATGCAGCAACGATAAATAGGCAAGTTCTCCATAAGTTTATTTAATACGGCGGTCTGCGCGTCAAAATCGGCGTTTCTCATTTCATGTCTTAAAACGCTCCTTTTCTTGCCGTTGATAACTCCGATGATATAAAAAACTGTAGCGTCGGAAGTACGTCCAATATCAAGCCCCATAAATAAAGGTGAGCCGTATTTTTCCGGGCTATAATTCAATATCAGTTCGTCAGCGTCTTTGAAACAATGGATTTCTACATCACGCTTTGCGGCGAAATAGTCTTCGTCTTTTTCAATATTTGCCGGTATATCCTCTTCACGCCTTCCCGGTGTATTTGCATAAATCAATTCAAGTGAAATATAACTTGCCGATGAATCAATAAATACACATTCACATTCCTGTTGAAAGTCTTCCAGTGTAGAGTTCTGAAATAGCGATATAAGGCGGTCAGTTCCAAAACGCTCTACGCGTTCGGCGGTCTCCATATCTTTAGCAAACTGCACCGCACCGCGTACATCTTTACACATTACTTTTGCATACCACCACGGAATAAAATAGCGGTCAAAGTTCGGGTAACTCTCTCTATTCGTGCATATCTCATAAAACTTGCCGATAGTTCCTAAAGGTGTGCTGCCTACTTCAATGCAGCCACGGCGCAAGGTACAGAATGACGCTGCGGTATAGATTTCTTTTGAAAGTCGCGGTAAACAAATAGCAAACTCGTCAAGGCATACATCGCCGTTTTTACCTCGCGGCGGTCTGCATGGTAAACTGATTAAACGGCTTGTAGTTTTACTTCCTACATCTTCAAACTCTAGCATTGTCGCCGTTTGATGTACTAATTTCTTTTTGTAGCGGTTCGGAATTGAATCATAGAATTGTCGTGCATATCTGATTTTTTCCTGCGCGTCCTCTTCGTTGTATGAAACAAACTGCTTTGTGTATTGAGTTCTTGCCGGGTCTAACGCTTTTACAAGACCTTTAATAGCGACTACGAAAGAAAAGCCGGTCTGTCTGCTTTTAAGAAGGCTTATATATCTATTGCGATTTCTGATAAAATCGTCTTGCCAAAAGTCCAGTTCAATATCTTTATGGTCGTACTTCATAAAGGCATAGACATAGTTTAATTTTTCTTCGGGCGTCCATAATTCCATTTTTCGCTAGTCCTCTTCCTCGCGCGTAATTGCGCCGATTGCTGCCAGTTCCGACATTTCAGCCGTCTCGCGATTCTGTTTAATAACCTTTGTTTTTACCTGCAATTTCTCGCCGATAATTTCCGCCGTTGTTTCAATGTCAAAATCGTTGCCGGATTCGTCTTTTTTATCAAAGAGTTTACTGTAAATATTTATAAGGTCGTTTTCTTCTTTTGCGACATCAGGAGTAACATAGTTTACAATTCCGCGTTGTCCTTCAAACTTTACGCCCATAATCATGCGCTTTTGTTTTTCAGTCAGTTCGCTTTTCGGTTTTACATCACCGCGAACATATCTAACGCCTTCGTCTGTAGTAGTCTCTTCAATATCGTAAACATCAAT